GATTTATTAGAATCAAATGGTGATGGAACAGCCAAAGTACAAGATGATGATATTATTAAAAGCAAAACAATAGGTAAAGTAACAATAGGAGACAGCAAGAAAAGTGTTAAACTTGTATCTTGTGTTCTATATTGTGGATAATGCGTAATGGAAAAATTTAAAATAAAACTATTACCACCATTTGTAAAGGGAATGATGGCAACTTATATGCTTACAGTTATTGTAGTATTGTTATTTATTACTTGTGAAGATATAAGAATAGGAAAAACAAGAGAAGAATTATCTAAAGATATGTTTGAAATAGATTCTTTAATAAAAACAATACAATTGCAGATAGATAGTACTGCTATGGATTTTAATAGATTGTATATAAATGCACAAAGGATTAATAATGGTCATCCTTAGAGTATTGTTTGTAATAACAATTTGGGTACTTATATTATCTAGTTGTACTGTTTATTCTATTGCTGACCCTTTGCCCAGTAAAATAGAAGATGTTAATGGTAATTTGCATTACTATACGATGTATAGATTGACAAATATTAATGAACCTGTAAGATATTGTAAACTTCATGAACAATGGGAGCGTGTTGATACTATAAGTAATTATGAAAGAAGCTTAAATACAAAGGAAATAATAAATTAATGAGTGAAATAGTAGCAGGTGTAATTGTTTTTTTTATATTGTTAGTAGGCATTTATGTAATGTGGAATGCTGGAAATGAATAAACCACCAATAGGCGAAAATTCTAGTTTTAATATTAGCTTGCCGATGCTTATTCAAGCTGTTGGTTTTATTGGTGCTATGGTTTGGGGATACGGACAGCTTAATACAAGGATTAGCTTTTTAGAGCATCAAGCACAAGCTAATGAAAGCGCAATAGAAGAAATGAAGGCTATGCAAGATTTGCCTATTCCTAGCGATGTAAGGCAGGATGAAAAAATTAGAAGATTAGAAGATGAAATAATAAGAATAAGAGATGGAAAGAAATGACATGGTTTTATACATTATGTGTGATTGCAATTGCGATTGTTGTTGCGGATGAAAAGGGAACTTTAGAACCCGCAGTTAATAAGTTTGAAGAAAGACTTGGAATTAGAACTGAATTACCACCAGACACTACGGAGTTTGAAATAGATGTCGAAAGGTATTAGCGAAGATGCTCAAATCCACATTTCGATTGCTTTTCTTATTAAGGCGATGGTTGCTGTTGCGATTGTGGTTGGCAGTTGGTATCAAGCGCAAATGCAATTCGCAGAACAAAAAAGAAGGATAGAAGATTTGGAAGACAAAGTAGTGGTTTTAAGTGCCCAAGTAGAGATTATGGAAAAGAAAGATATAGAGCAACTGGAAGAAGAAAATAGAACACTAATGGAAAAATTAGGATTAAAAAGAAGATGATTATCAGAAGAAGTTCACAAGGTGAGAATATTCGTATTTTTAGAAATACATCTCCTAATGCTACTCGCATAAGAAAGTACAAAGACGGAACTACTTTAACTGTTAATTACCCTTCTTCTTATACATATTTTGTTACTGTTGAAGGAAATATTGTTAAGCAAACTAATAGTTATAAAGTGGCAGAAGAATTTTATACATCAGAATGTAAAAAGAAATACGACAATGTTCATGGTAGGCTTATAATTGGTAAACATAAAATGATTGGAAAGGTCTGTACTTCTAAAGAAGATTACCCTACAATGTCTAATACAAAAAATGAAATAAAACGATTCCTAGATATAAGAAGTATTGCTTATAATTCTACTAGCACAAAAGAGGATTTAATTGATATAGTTAACAGTTTAAACCCATATTATATAAAATGATAGAAGCATACGCAGAATACGGAGCATTAGGAATAATTGTGTTATTGTTTATTGGAATGATTCAGTTTCTTAAATCACAATTAATTAATAAATTACAAGAAGTAGAAGATATTTGCATTAAGCTTATCGATAGGTGGAATAGAAGTGATGAGATTAGAGATAGAAGGCATGAAGATTTGATTAAAGAATTAAATGATGTTACAGATGACATCAATTATTTAAAAGGTAAAATAAACGGAAGGAGTTAATTATGCCAAGAGGAAAAGGTACTTATAGAAAGCCTGGCAGACCTAAGAAGAATGGCAACAAAGGCTATGGAAAAAGCAAAAGTAAGAAAAAATGAATAAAGCACAAGTGGATGATTGGAGACAAGGAGTTGATAGTAGATTAGAAGAACTGACTCTAATTAACGCTAAACAAAGTAGTGAACTTATACATATAAAATTATCTGTAGATGAAATTAAATCTATGGTTAAAGAACAAAATGGTAGAGTTCGTAAATTAGAACAACAAACATCTGCTATAAAGGCGATAGGCTCTGCTTTTGCAATAGTCTTTTCTGCTTTAATTGGTTGGATGTTTGATAGCAAAGGATAATACAATGGAGTTATTAGTATCAAATTGGGAATATGTTCTCATTGGAGTAATGGTTTTAGATAAGGTAGTCGCTTTATCTCCTACTGAATGGGATGACTTACTATGGACATCAGTTAAAAAAGCAATCTTTAAGCTTGCTGGAAAATCGAGTAAATAATGTTAAAAATATTAGTAAGTAGATTGATTAAAAAATACGGAATGAAACAATTACTTATCATGGTAGGTGATGCTGCAGTTAAATACAGCAAAACCAAAGAAGATGATAAAATTTGGGAACAGGTTAAAAAGGTATTAAAATAATATTTTTATATCTTTTTCTAACCTTTACAATGTTAGGATGTGAAAACAATATGGTTAGTATAAAACAAATTCGTTCTTTAGTAGAAAAGACAGTTTCTGCGATGGGTAATAAATTTGCTTCAGATGATGCTGTGGATTTATTAATTGCAACGGGAATAGCAGAATCTAGATACGAATATATTAAACAAATGGGAGATGGCCCTGCAAGGTCGTTTTGGCAAGTAGAACCAGCAACTGCTGTAGATAATCTTGCTCACTATCTCAAGCATAGACCAGACTTAATGAGAAAATGTGCTGAAGCAAGTTATGTCGATATAAAACATTGGCAAGACTTTAACGAAAAGAAATGGTCGGAAATATTAGAAAGTAATATTGCAGCTGGTATAGTTCATGCTCGATTAAAATATTGGAGAGTTCCTAAAAGATTGCCTTCATCAGTAGAGGGTAAAGCTAATTATTGGAAAAAATACTACAATAGTGAACAAGGAGCAGGAGACCCAGAGCATTTTGTAGAAGTTTATAAAAAATGGTTAATGTAAATGCCTAAACAGTTACATAAAATAGATATGTTTCATGGTGGTTTTAATGACCATTCTGATGCTAGAGATATTTTAAATAACGAACTAAGCGATGCTACAGATGTAGCAGTTAATGAATTAGGTAAAGTAAGAAACTTAGGTGGTAATGCAGAAGTTTGGACACAACCTGATGCTGGGGATGGTACAATGGGTTTACAGCCTGGATATGGATTGTTTTCTTTTAGTAGTGATTATGATGGAGCAGATGCAACTGGTGATTTAGGATTAAGCTCAACAAATTATCTTGCATTAACAGATACAAGAGAAGGTGGAGATAGTGGAGATACTGTTGTAGATATATCAGCAGGTGGTGGTACTTGGTCTAATGGAGCTACTGCTGGTACTGGTATTGGTGTTTCTACTGATGTATCTGGCAAAGTGGATATGTACTATGTAGATGGTTCATTACGAGCTAATGATGTAGATTTTGGTTCTAATTCGAGTCCTATGTGGTTTGGATATGTTGGAAACAATGGTTCTAATAAAACAATGATGTCTAATGCATCTACTCCTGTTTCTTTAACACAAAAATTTTATGACTTACCTGCTAAGCCAGATAAACCTACTGGAACATTTGAGCCAGATGAAACAAATGGTGTTGCATCAAATACTTATACTGAGACTAATGTAGGTTCTAGAACTCAAAGCGAGGGTACTGGTTCAGAAACATATACTATTACGGATAACAATATTACAGCTAGTAGTGGCCCCGATACTATTAATTTAGTTACTGTTACGGTTCAGGTAATGATAGACGCAGAAGGTTCAACTTTAAGAAGTAGCTGGGATTACGATTTAACTGTAAGGCAAAATGGTGGTGGTAATTCTATTACATCTGAAACAAATACTGGTAATGGCGCAACTATAAATGTACATCAATTTTCTTATCCATCTGGAGTATCCGTAGGAACTACAGATTGGGAAATAGTATTAAATGTTGATGAAATACATCAAGATGTAATGGAAATCAAAGTTACATCAGCAAAGTTTGATAAACAATCTGCTTCATATACAGACCATACTGCTATCTTATCAAATAATGACCATAGTTTTCATATTGCATTAGACCAGCCAGGCAGTGATATAACTAATGCTTTTGGTTGGGATGAGGATTGGCAAGTAGGCATGAGTTTAATATATGACAATAATCAAGAAAGTCTTATACATACCTTTACTGATAAATCAACGGGAAGCGATATTAGTTTTAATTATACTGAAGGAAAAAGACCTCCCTATGTTGCTATATTTTGTCAATATTCTACAAATTGGAATAAGAGAATTACTGGCGCTGTAATGTATATGAAAAGATTATTAGATAAACAATGGTATCCACAATTTGAATTAGACTTTGAAAAAGGAATAGGCAAATCTACTTTTTCTGGAATAGAAAGAAGTGTAACTTACACTACTATAAATAGTGAAGCTCATTATATATTTCAATTTGATGCTAATGATATACTTGAACCTCAAAGTGCTATTACCTATGAATCTAGGACCGGAATAAGTCATAATGAAAAATCAATAAGTTCTATGTGGAAAACCTCTTGTGTTGCTAATAGAAGGGCTTATATAGGTAATTTAAAAGTTTTTAATGAAGATGGAACTACTGAAGTTCATGCTGATAAAATGGTAAGAAGTCTTCCAAATAAATTCGATATATTTCCTATATCTGAAAGTGTTGATGTTGCTATTAATGATGGTGAATCAATTGTTGCTATTGTAGAGTTTAATG